CTTTAAGTTTATGCCAATGTATCGTAATCGTATGTGGGATGGTAAGATACGTTTATTCTCACCAGCTACAGGACAAATCTATGTTGGGTTGTTATCCTATATTAAAAACTATTGTTCAAGAAACGGAATTAAATATATACTAGAAGATGGAGTAGAAGATGAAAGAAATATTGAACGAGGGGTTGTCTCAGGATTTGTTAAATCACTTAAACCAAAGTCAAAAGGAAAATCCCTTAGAGTTCGTGACTATCAGATTGATGCCGTACACCACGCTGTTAGCAGACATCGCGCTTTGTTGCTTTCTCCTACTGCTTCTGGTAAGTCATTAATAATATATGCACTAGTTCGTTATTACAAAATGATGGGGTTAAGAACTTTAATACTAGTTCCTACCACTTCATTAGTAGAACAAATGTATACTGACTTTGAAGATTATGGTTGGAGCTCTGGTACATACTGTCAAAAAATATATCAAGGCTATGACCGAAAGGTAACTAAAGATGTTGTAATATCAACATGGCAATCTTTGTATAAGATGCCAAAAAAATATTTTGAAGCATTTGGGTGTGTAATTGGTGATGAAGCACACATGTTTAAATCTAAATCGCTGACAGGAATTATGACTAAGTTACACCAATGTAGGTATAGATTTGGCCTCACAGGAACGCTAGATGGAACGCTGACGCACCGCTTAGTATTAGAAGGTCTGTTTGGTACTGCTGAAACTATAGTGACCACTAAGGAACTTATAGACAAGAAAACACTTGCAGATTTAACCGTTAAGTGTATTGTTTTAAAACATAAAAATATTCGTGAAAAGATGACGTATGCAGAAGAACTAGAATATTTGGCTACAAATGAAAAACGAAATAACTTTATAGTTAATCTTTTGCAACACTTAGATGGTAATACACTTTGTTTATTTCAATTAGTTGAAAAGCATGGTAAACCATTATACGAACAAGTAAAGGAAACAATTACAGACAGAAAGACATTTTTTGTTTATGGTGGAACAGACACATCAGAAAGAGAAGAAATAAGAGGAGTTGTAGAAGATGAAAAGAAATCAGTTATACTTGCAAGTTACGGCACGTTTAGTACTGGTATTAATATTAGGAATATCAACAATATCGTGTTCAGTTCCCCAAGCAAAAGTAGGATTAGAGTGCTCCAAAGCCTTGGCCGTGGACTGCGTAAAACCGACACTAAGGTTTCCGTTTTAATATATGATATCGCAGATGATATATCTCATAACAATACTCGTAATTTTACGTTAAATCATTTTTCTGAAAGAATATCATTGTATAATGAACAACAATTTGATTACCAGATTAGTAAGGTAAAATTGTAGTCACATAAATATAAGACAATGATTAAGAAAGAAGGCCAAATATGGAAACTTATAAAGTCGTTAAATTAACAAATGGTGACAATATTATTTGTGAAACTGTAGAGCATGTTAATGAAACGTATATAATTAAGACACCCTTAAAAATGGAGGTAGTACAAGATATTACTTCTCATGGCCCAATAGAAGCTTTACATCTTAGTGCTTGGATTTCGCCCTTTACTGAGAGTAAATATTTTGAAATTAAAGAAAATCATGTAATTGTAATGACAGAGGCTTCGGTTGGGCTATCTGCTTATTATAAAAATATTATTAAAAAGAATAAAAAATTTGTAAGTCAAATGTCTAATGACTTTGATGACATAGATGATGGGCCTACAGATAAAGAAATGTTTGAAGAAGATTTTGAAGAAGTAGTTGAATCTTTTAATATAGATAAATCTAAATATCATTAACTTAACCAACCAACATAGCTAATGTAACACATTTATTTTGGTAAAGTCAAGTCTCTTTTTATTTTTATTAGTTACTTGACTTTGACATAGCAATATAGTATAGTATTCTTCTAACTTAAAAAAAGGAGTTGAAATGGCAAAGGGTAAAAAAGCAAAGGGAGAACACTATGTAGAAAACAAAGTTTTTCTACAAGCCATGACTGAATGGAAAGCTTTGTGTAAAATAGCAGAAGAAAAACAGAAAGATTTACCTAAAGAAGAAAGGACTAAACCTCAAGTAACTAATTATATCGGCGAATGTTTTTTAAAGATTGCAACTCACTTATCATATAGACCAAACTTTATAAACTACACTTATAGAGATGAAATGATTGCTGACGGTATTGAAAACTGTTTACAGTACTGTGGTAATTTTGACCCAGAAAAATCAAAGAATCCTTTTGCTTACTTTACTCAAATTATTTACTATGCCTTTCTCCGTAGAATTGCAAAAGAAAAAAAACAAACTCACGTTAGAAATAAAATGATTGAAAGTGTTAGTTATGAATCTTGGACAGTTAATGAAGGTGACACTAACAAATATGTTGTACAGGGATTTGACCCAAATGTGATGTTACCAGATGAAGATGTATATAAACCAAAAAAGAAAACTTCCACAAAATCTAAAGGTCTTGAAAATTTTATGGAAAAAGAAGAAGACGATACGATAGCAGACAAGGGATATAATTAATTTGAAGCTTGCGATTATAACTGACACCCATTTTGGTGCTCGTAATGACAATCTAAATTTTAATGAGTATTTTTATAAGTTTTATGAAAATGTTTTCTTTCCAACTCTAAAGGAAAGAGGAATAACAACTTGTGTCCATATGGGCGATGTTGTTGACAGACGCAAGTTTATAAGTTTTAGAATTGCAAATGATTTTCGTAAAAGATTTATTAATAAATTTAAAGAGTTGGGTATTGACTTACACATCATTATCGGCAATCACGACACTTATTACAAAAATACTAACGAAGTTAATTCAATGGAAGAACTTGTTGGTAAAGATAGATTTAAAATATATACTGGGCCCGAGGTTGTAAATTTTGACGGAACAGATATAGTCTTCATGCCTTGGATTAATGCTAACAACTATGATGAGTCTGTAAATGTTTTAGATACTGCGAAATCAGATATTTTGTTTGGTCATTTAGAAATCAATGGATTTGAAATGCATATTGGTCAGTTTGCTGAGGGTGGTTGGGATAAACAGTTGTTTAGAAGATTTGATACTGTGTTTAGTGGACACTTTCATCACAAGTCTGACGATGGCCAAATCTATTATCTAGGCACACCCTATGAAATTTACTGGAATGATTTTCAAGACCCAAAGGGGTTTCATATCTTTGATACAAATACGAGAGAACTAGAACGTATAGTTAATCCGTATACATTGTTTAAAAAAATATACTATGATGATACCCAAGAGGATTATACTAAACACGATGTAACACAATACAAAGATCAATATGTAAAATTGATTGTTGTAAATAAAAAAGATTTATATGATTTTGACAAGTTTGTAGATAGGCTTCTTTTAGCAGATGCATACGAAGTTAAAATTATAGAAGATTTCTCAGAGTTAGACGCTGAGAATGTATCAGATGATATTGTAGAAAATACAGAAGATACAATGACATTACTGGAAAAATATATCGACCAGTTAGATGTTACACTAAGTAAAGATAGACTCAAAAATACAATGAGAGCGCTTTACACAGAAGCACAAGATTTAGAAATGTGAGGGAGATAATTATGAGTTTCATTTTAGAAGCACTTAGAAAAAAATACGAAGGTGATATTGCAGTTGCCAGAGCAAACGTACAAGTTTACATTAACAATGCAGCTGGTATTGGGGAACATCCTGATGTTGTCCAAGCAGTTGATGAACAAATGGAATTGATTGCTAATGCTAAAGACAAACTTAACGTATTAGAAGATTGGGATAGTAAAACACAAAGATTTCTTGATTAAATAATGATACATTTTGAAACTGTGAAGTGGAAGAACTTCCTGTCAACTGGTAATAACTTTACAGAGATACAGTTAGATAGGAATTCTACTACATTAATTATTGGTGAGAATGGTTCTGGTAAATCTACCATTCTTGATGCACTGTGTTTTGGCTTATTTGGTAAGCCATTTCGCAACATCAACAAGGGGCAATTGCTAAATTCTATCAACGGCACTGGTGGATTAGTAGAGGTTGAGTTTAGAATTGGTTCTAAGAAAGTCAAAGTTGTTCGTGGTATCAAGCCTAACGTGTTTGAGATTTACATCAACGGTAAGATGTACAATCAAGATGCAAACGCGAGAGACTATCAAAAGTATCTTGAACAACAAATTCTTAAACTAAACTATCGCAGTTTTACACAAGTTGTTATTTTAGGTTCATCTACCTTTGTTCCCTTTATGCAGTTAAAAGCTAGACATCGCCGAGAGGTTGTTGAAGAAATTCTTGACATTCAAATTTTCTCTTTGATGAATATGCTTCTCAAACAGAAACTTAAAACTATTTCTGATGATATTCGTGATATAGATTATCAATATAATTTGACGGAAGAAAAGATTAATCTTCAAGAAAAATATATTGATGAAATGTTTATGCACAAAGAAAAACTTATAAAAGAAAAGACTTCTTTAATGGGTAACAATGAAGAAGAAATATTTAAAAAGAATTCTGATATTAAATTTTACACACAAAACAATCAGGAACTTCTTATTCAAATTGTTGATAGCGATAAGGTAAACACAAAACATACCAAACTAAAAGACATTCAATCACAACTAAAAGAAAAACATAGGTCACATACCAGACTTGTTGGATTTTTTGAAAGCAATGAAGACTGTCCAACTTGTCAACAACATATTGATGAAGCTTTTAAATCTTCTATGATTGATAAAAAGAAAGGTGAAGCAGACAAAGTTGATTCTGGAATGAAAGAACTAAAAGATGAATTAAAAAAAGTTTTAGAACGACAAAAAGAAATTAATGTTATTGGTGCTAAAGTACGAGACAACGAAGTTCATATTGCAAAAGAAAATAGTTCTCTTATCCAACTTGAAAAATTTAATGCTACATTACAATCAGAGATTGACCAACTGAATACTGGTGAAGTTAATAATATTGACCACGATAAACTAGATGATTTAAAGAAAACTTTATCTGGTCTAGATATGCAAAAAGCAAAGTTGCGAGAAGAACAAACATACAGTGAAGCTTCAAGAAATATGTTGACGGACACTGGTATCAAGACCAAGATTATTAAACAGTATTTGCCTGTGATGAATAAGTTAATTAATACCTATCTAACATCAATGGAGTTTTATGTAAACTTTACGTTGAATGAAAATTTTGAGGAAACTATAAAGTCACGTTATCGTGATGAGTTTACCTACGCATCATTTAGTGAAGGTGAAAAAATGCGTATTGACCTTGCTCTGTTGTTCACATGGAGAGCAATCGCAAAGATGAAAAACTCAGCAAATACAAATCTACTTATCCTAGATGAAATATTTGACAGCTCACTTGATGGAACAGGAACAGATGAGTTTCTAAAAATTTTGAATACATTAGG